GGGAACAGGGCTGGGAGCCGGTTGATCCGAAGCGCCACCCAACCTGGCTGCCACCGGGGTACAACCTGCCCAATATCATCAAGGGCGGGCAAATTCTGATGGAGCGCCCGCTGGAGTTGACCTTGGAGGCCAAAAAAGAGCTTCGACAGCTGTCCAATCAGCAGATGCGGGAAGCCGAGCAGCGCCTCGGTATGGCTCCAAAGGGAACGGGTACCCGCGATATTCCGGACGTAGCTCCGCGTATCCATAAAGAAATCGGCAGGATGATACCTCAAAGCATTGAAGAATGACAAGAAACGGACATGCTGATACTTAAAGCTAAGCAAGAATATAAAGCTCAACGGTATCATGCACGTCGTCGGGGCAAAGAGTTTTTGCTTACTTTTGAGGAGTGGTGTTTAATCTGGACTAATTCCGGACGTTACCAGGAACGTGGCCGCCTCAAGCATCAGTATTGTATGGCACGCATGGGTGATGTGGGGCCTTACGTTATTGGGAATGTTAAGATTATTACCATGTCGGCGCGGATGAGTGCGGCGCATTTAGGTAAGAAAATGTCGGCTGAGGCTTGCGCTAAGATGAGCGCTGCCAAGAAAGCGCACTGGGCCGCTAGGCGAATTGTGGTCGGAGTTGCTCAAACAAATCGAGGAGTGGTCTAATGGCAGGGTATGACTTACCTAAGACGAAACTGAACTATCGGAAAGAGCGAGTTGAGCGGCTTCTCAACGAGCTTAAGTATGAGGTGACGCGGGGTATTATGGAGGGTGAATTAGAGGAGTATCTTACCTTTAATTTCCTGATTCCACGTTCTAAGTTGCCGACTGAAATGGTGAGGTGCGAATTCAGGACTGCACCTATTACGAGGGACATGCTGTACTTGGCGGAAAGAACCTCGACTGAGGGACTTAAGGTCGGGGTTTAGTCGGAAAAGCCGCGCTAAGGCAGTATGCCTACCTTACGTGCCTATCCGGTTATCAACCAAAGAGACTAGATCATGAAGGGACGACGCATTCCAATTCCGGCGGCGACTGAGCAAGAGTTTAGTGCGCGCGACGACAGATCGGTGACGACCTTGCTGGAACAGCCTGGCGACTATTTGGGGCCAATCCTTGGCTACGCCGGGGACCGCCCATGCGTGTTCTTGCTCAAGCCGAATGCACACGACCCGGACGCGCCGCGTCGCGCGCGAAGCTGGCAATACGTTGCAGCGCCGCCTCACGTCTTCATGGAAGAGCCCGATGGAACTCTTACGATTACGCCGTCGATCAGCGACAAAACAGGGCAGTCCGAAAGCGATGGCTGGCATGGATATCTCACAAAGGGCGAGTGGAGCAAATGCTAGTGGCTTTGGGTGATAACCGGATAGGCATATTACCTTAGCAACTGCTGCGTTGCTGGGACTAGAGGGAGCGGGCTAATATGTTGATTTATGATCCGCCTAGTGGTTGGAAGTACGGATTTCCTAAAGCTTATAAGCCCTTAGAGGGGGAGACCCTTGAGGGCACTTTGCTGAGAGATGGTTACCCCCAGTGGGAATTAGATCAGGGGGCAGCAAAACACGTTAGATTTCTTGGCTTTAAAGAAGAACTTGATAGCGTGGGGGACTAAGGGTGAAGCCTTGTTACCTATTTGACCTGGATGGCACGGTGGCAGATAATGCTCATCGGCTCCATTATATTCAGGGTTCGCCCAAGGACTGGAAAGCGTTCTTTTCCGAGGTAGAAGGCGATAAGCCTATTCTGCCCGTAATTACCCTGGCGCAGGACCTCGCTAATTCCGGCAAGTTGATTGTTTACGTCTCGGGCCGTTCCTCGGAATGCCGCCGTGCCACATTGCGCTGGTTAGCGGCTTACAATCTGCCGGATGGCGCGCTCTACATGCGAAAAGAGGGCGATCACCGGGACGACTACGTCATCAAGATCGAACTGTTGGCGCAGATATTAGCGGACGGCTACACACCACTTTTTGTTTTTGACGACCGGGATGCCGTAGTTAAGGCATGGCGTGAAGCAGGGCTGATGTGTGCCCAAGTGCAGGAAGGGAATTTTTAGTGGCTTTTACAGAAAGCATGAACATCTACGGTAAACCTGACTACTGTTGGGCAAATTTCTGCAAGATGGTGTATTATGGCTATTCCGGGTGGCCTAGTTATTCTTACTGGATCGTTCCCGGTACAATTACGGACGAGGAGCGGGTCTAAAACAGGTTCTATAATCACACAGGAAGGCGATAGAGATGACTTTTACTGGGCAGTGGGAGCCTGCCAGGGTTGAACAGGTTAAGGAGCTCTTTGAGGCAGGCGTCTCGATGCTGCTGATTGCTGAGCAACTCAACCTGACGCGCGGAAAAGTAGCTGGTATACTTTACCGGCTGAGACATCATGATGGTGTCGTTTTCACAAGGAGTAAAACCTTGATTGAGAAAAAGCGTCAGACGCCTCGTCCTCGGGTACGGCTTATTGAGCGCCGCCCTTATACACCGGAGTCCGTAGGTCAGCTTTATGCTGAGTTGGTTCCTGAAAATGGTGGGGCTGTTGTTAAGTCAACACAACTCTGGCCTTTGCTTAAAGATCCGATTGTGGGCGAAATTGCAGGCGAAGTGTTCTTAACTGAGTTGCCATTAACTTATTCCCCCGAGGAGGTTAGCTTAGTTGTAGAACCGGCGAAAGAAGCGGCGGCACTCAGCATTTCCGAGTTAACTTTTTTTGACGGAAAGCCCGCCGAGTGCCGGTATGTAGTTGGGGAGGGTTTGTACTGTGGTCGGAAAGTCGAGGGGCGAACGTCCTGGTGTTTAGCCCATCAGAGAGTAGTTTATCAGCCTCCACAGCAACGGAGCGTTCATCGTGCGCCACTTTTTAGGTGATTAGTGAGGCCCGCGCCGTACAAACCAGTTGAGTGTAAGCCTGATCTGCGTAGCTTCCGGCAACGTAAGTACCATCCTGCGAAAAAGCTTTCTGATACGCCCGCTGAGCGCCGCGAGTTCATTAACTGGATCAGGATGAATATTTACATCAATGAGCGCGGCGCATCCTTTACAAGACACTACTTTCCGATTTATCGCTTTGTAATTAACGCCATGAACGGGGGATAAAATGGGTAAAGATGCAGAAGCTAAAATGGTATTAACTGGTGTTGGCTGCGCTGTTGTTCTTGCCATAGTCGCTTACGGCGGCATTGCATATATCCTGCTGCACTTCGTACTTAAATGGTGGTGAAAGATGTCGTTCAGAATAGGTCAGAAGGTGGTTTGTGTAGAGCCCAGGATTGGCATCACTATGCGGGGTTATATAGAGCCTGATTTTGGGGAAATTGGAACGGTTACTAACATTTATATCGCCAAAGCTGGTGAATTGACGTTGGAGTTGTCTGAATTTCCTGCCCCAGGGGGTATACTTGGTGGGTTACTATACGAACCGGGTTGGGTGGCATCGGGGTTTCGTCCCCTTGTACAGACCGATATCTCCGTATTCACCGCTATGCTTGAACCCAAGCGCCAGAAGGCCAAGGTATGAGCTACTCAGTTAATGATCGGCATTATACCGATCACCAGTTAAGGGCTTATCTAAGCAGGCTCAACCCCGGTACCACTGTAACGATTCAGAAGATCGGGAAAGACAAGCGTTACGGCTACACCTTGGAGGAACGCTTGAGGGTAATAGCCTTGCTACAGCTGGATCTTATCCAAACCAGGGGCTACCAGCGTAAAGTCATAGCTCGCCGCTTGAGGTACCACACGCTTATGTTAACCGATGTAAGAGACGGTCAACCCCGGAAAACGGCTTATCGTAGATGTGAGGCATTGGTGTGAGCAAGCCTTGCGTAGTAATGCCAAGAGAGTTAACGGATGAACAGGCAGACGCCGCCTTGAGGGCTACGGCAATCTACTTGGAAGTTAAGGGTTCGCAGCTAACGGTTAACCGTGAGAAGATGAAGGCCAGGTATAAGGCGCTGGTCAAGTTCGTAGAGGGCGCAGCAACCGAGTGAGGGGTGTTAGAATATGAGGGAAAAACCAGAGAGTGTTTATTCCGAGAGGAAAGCTATCTGGGCGCGGGTTGAAGCGCTTAAATCCGAGCCAGTCCATTCTTTGCTCTATATTGCCCTTTGCGCTTTGCAGGATCATGAAAACAGGGTTCTGCAAATGCTGTTTGAGGCTGAGACATCGGAAAAGCGAAATCCAATACCCCAACCCTGAAAAGCCTAAATGATTAATCTCTCATTGCAGTTCATCGCCGCCGCCATTCTGCTGGTGGGTTTGTGGCTGATGGGCAACCATCGCAAATCCGGTCCGTTTCTGGCTGCGTTTTCGGAGCTTCTGTGGATTGGTTTGTTTATCCCGTATCAGATGTGGGGCGGCGTTTTCCTATCCACGGTTCTATTCGTCATGCAGGTTCGTAACTTTGTTCAATGGCATGGAGAAGGTCTCAAGTGGTAATATCAGAAAAGCTTAACTAATCGAGCGAGAGGTTCTGGTTATGACGCGGGATGAAGCCGAGAAGATTGCCAAGCCGTTCTGGTGTGGTGACGCCGGGCAGGCTGTTGATACGCTGGTTGCGCTTGGCGTGCTTAAGCTGGATAAGGAACTGAGCGCAAAGGAAAAGCTAAAAGTTGCGCTGTATGAGAGTTATTCTTTTAGCGTTGATAGTCCCGGGTGTAATAGTAAGGATGATGCGGCGCAGTGGCTCCAGTGGCTTCTTAACAGGCTGGATAGTCTGGGCGTGAAGGTTGTGAATAAGTCGGAATAGACCAAATGCGCTATTTTCCGCCGATGCAGGAATTTTAAGTAGGGCGCAGCAATCCAGTGAGAGGCTTTAGTTTTGTTTAACAATGTGCCTGCAATTATCTTTTGGCCCTGTTGGATTGCCTGGATGGGGTTTATGGCATTGTTGGTGTTTTATAGCTTAATGCGTTTTTTGGCTTAGTCGGAAAAGCTAAAGTCCGAAGGATAACCCTTGCTCTTAAAAGAATTTTCCAAAACCCCTTGTTCTTGTTCCAGTTATCAAGTATAGCTTCAATCCAGCTTAGAATTTCGTCTTTCGGGGTTGAGCGGTAGCTTCCGCAAACAGGTATTCAACTCCTTTGCTGACCGGGCCGAGCAGGTCCACTTTGATTCAGCAGAGTTTCCCCCGAGCTAAATCTCCCTAATCTAAAAACCTGCTACCAGCACGCTGCGGTAGCGTTCAAACCCTCAGGCTGAAGAGCTACCCGCGCGTTTTTGGGTGCCCGCTCCTTAAGCCGAAGTTAAGGACGCTTATCCATGGCGAACGTTGCAGGCCCCTTTGGCCTCATGCAGATTGGTACGGCCTCAGGCCCGCCCAATTTCGCATCTGGAGGAAATCCTCCGTATAAAATTGCTTCCACTTATGGCACCGCTATCTTCTTTGGTGACCTGGTCCGGACGAATTACGCCACCCCCACCGGCTATCTTGAGCTGTGGGCTGAGGGTGACGGCGCAACCGCGACCCGTATTCCGGTTGGCATCTTCCTGGGGTGCACCTACTACAGCACCTCCCAGAAGAAGACTGTGTGGAACAACTATTGGCCGGGTTCAGACGCTACGGGCGACGTTAGTGCGCACGTTTGCGACGACCCCAATGCCGAATTCCTGGTTCAGGCGGCGGCTGGTCCGATTGGCCAGTCTGCTTTAGGTCAGACGGCTGACATCATTGTCGGTTCGGGTAACACCACGACTGGCATCTCCACGGCGGCGCTTGATACGCCGACCACGACTTCTACCCTCCCCTTTAAGGTTGTTGGGTTCAGAACTTCCCCACCCGGAGCAAATGGTTCGGACATCACGACGGCGTACAACAACGTCGTCGTCGCGTTCAACAACCAGATGTTCAAGAACAGCGCGGGAGTCTAGGTCATGGCAATTAACGTATCAGCAGTCCGTGACCTTCTTCTTCCCGGTCTTCGTGGCGTCACAGGTGAATACAAGCAATGGCCCGCTATCTGGCCCAAGCTGTTCGATCAGGGCAAGTCGGAAATGGCACAGGAGCGCACTGCTTCCATGCGCTTCCTGCCGCTCGCGGCGCTCAAGAACGACGGTGGTCAGACCCAGTTCGACAACGGGGCCGGTGAAGCGTTCGTCTATAACCAGCTCCATGTCGGCATTGGTCTGGGTTACGCGATCACCCGTAATACCATTGCGGACAACCTCTACAAGGCGCAGTTCCGTCCGTCCAACCTTGGTCTTCAGCGCTCGTTCGCCCAGACCAAGGAGATTTACGGCGCTAACGTCTTCAACAACTCGACCACCTATGACAACACGGTGGGTGGCGACGGTGTTGCCCTGCTCGCGATTAATCACCCGCTTCCGGCGGGCGGTTCTGGCCCGGTCACCTGGGCCAATACCCCAACTACTCAGGTTGACTTGAATGAGTCTTCCCTGCTTAACGGCATGATCTCCATCCAGACCGGTTTCTATGACAATGCGGGCCTCCGCATGATGGCGACCGGCAAGGAACTGGTGATTCACCCGAACAATGAACCTGTCGCGCAGCGGTTGCTGCGTGCCGAGCTTCGTCCGGGTACCGCGATGAACGATCCGAACGTGATCGGAACGGTCGCGGGTGGCGTTACTTCCTACACCAAGAACGTCTTCTTCACCTCGGCTTATCCCTGGTACATCAAAACGGATCAGCCTGGTTTGTTGTATCTTGAGCGTGAACCGTTCGAGATCGACATGCAGGTGGACTTCACCACCGATAACCTGCTGGTCAAGGGCTGGGAGCGTTACTCCTTCAGCTACAATGATCCGCGTGCTTTGTACGGCTCTACGCCGACTTCGTAAGCACTAAGGCCCGGGGCAAGCATCACCTGCCTCGGGCTTACTACTTTCTGCCCAACGCGACGATCCGGGACGCGAGTTCCCAGGAATGAAAGGATTATACAATGGCAGGTTACAATTCCGGCGGTCTTAATATCGCCAACCAGTTCGGGATGCCGCTTTACGGCGTTCAGGGAACTCTCCCCCCCTTCACAGGCAATAGCTTCTGGGTTGATGAAACCCTGGGTTCCGACGGCAATACGGGCGGCCCGCAAGATCCGTTCAAGACCTTGACGCAGGCTCTGGCCAAGTGTCAGAACAACAATAACGACGTGGTCTACCTTACTGGCACCGTGCATGTCACCGCAACGGTCGCCTGGAACCTCTCCCGCACCCATCTTATCGGTCTCTCCCCCCAGCTTAAATCGGAAGCCCGCGCTCGCATCTCCCAGACGGGTACGACCGCGTTCACGCCCCTTGTGAACGTTACGGGTGGTGAGTGTATCTTCCAGAACATCGGCGCGTTTCATGGCTTCTCCGCTGCGTCTACAGGAATCTGCTGGGCGGAAGCCGGGCAGCGTAACCAGTACAATAATTGCGCGTTTCTCGGAATGGGTAATGCTGCTGGGGCGGCGGCTCAGACCGGCTCGCGTTCGTTAACGGTTGGTGGTGTCGGTGGCAACGGTGAAAATACCTTTACCAACTGCATCGTCGGCCTCGATACTGTCACGCGTAGTGCGGCTAACGCTTCGCTGGAGTTCATCAACGGTACGCCCCGGAATGTCTTCAAGGACTGCATCTTCCCGTGCCTGACCAGTTCGGCTTCTGCGCTGTTTGTGCTGGCTACGGCTAGCTCGATAGATCGCTTCCAGTATTTTGATAACTGCGCGTTTATTAACGATATCTCAACCTCTTCAACTACGATGACAGTCGGAATGACAGTCAGTGTCGCAGCTGGGGGCATGGTACTGCTTAACAACCCGATCTCGGTTGGTGCGACGGCTATCGCTTCTACCGGTAACGTTTACGGCACGGGCGCAGTTCCGACCGGCTCATCCACCGGCATTGCCGTAGCTATCACCTAAGGAGTGAATTGAAATGAAGCACCGTCACAAGATGCATGAAGAGATGAAGCGGGCCGAAGGCGGCAGGGCTGTTGCCTATGCAGGCGGCGACTCCAACGTCATGAAGGAAGCCCACGAGCGCAAGCGCGGCGGCAAGGTCAAGCACGAGGGCGAAGGCGAGAAGGCCAAGGAACGCGCCGACAAGCCGAAGCGTGCCGCTGGCGGCTCGGTCAAGCGCGCCCAGGGCGGAGCCATTGGGGCCAACAAGCGCCCGCTCTCCACTGCGGCGACCATCAAGGAAGTCACGAAGGGCGAGCATGCCGAAGATATGGGCAAGCACTAACCCTTCAGGAATGGCTTCCGAGCTCAAGTTCCGTCGTTGGTGCCTCCCCTTATGACGGCAACGTCTCTCCAAGAGGGTTCGGATAGCCTCCTCCCAGGTCACGCTCCCCGCTGGGCCTGGGAGGAACTTCCTTGCAAGTAACCACTGCCATCGGAAAAGACCTGGTAGTGACCAGCCGAGACGACAACGCCAGGGTTGAGATTGCTCAGGGCATTCTTGAAGCCCTCTCCGGCAAGTTCAGGGAATACAATATTGGTGGTGAGCTCTACGTGCTGGTAGGCGAACCCGAAGCCGAAGTGGCTTATTGCGTCAGATTAAGGACAGCGGTGAATTGATATGACGATAACGATTCTTATTCTAGCTGGCGTATGCGCGGTTATACTGATTTTTGCCCTGGTAGCCCTTGCCGCTTATGCCAACGGGTTCAGACACTGATGAGCAAGCTAACTGCCGCCCAGCGCAAGCGCATCGAGCCCAGGGATTATGTTGATCCAAAGAACAGGGCGTTTCCAATCAATGATGAGACCCATGCGCGTTCGGCGCTGGCTGAGGCTCATACCCACCCGGAATTAAAGGCTCAGATCAAGGCCAAGGTTCACGCCAAGTATCCGGGCATCAAGATTGCCGGTGAGGGTGAAGCTGCGAAAGCCCGCGCTGATAAGCCCAAGCGGGCCAGCGGCGGCGCAACGCTTACTTCTGAACAGCTTAAGGCTGCACTAGCTGGCGCTCTCGGTGGTTTCGGTGGGGGTGACCCCGGTATCTACAAAGATTCTGTCGCAGGCTACAAAAATACAGACCCGGGCATTTACAAAGCTACCCCTGGTTATCAGAATATTGATCCGGGTATTTTCAAGTCGGGTAATTCACAGATTCATCCCGACGGTACGGTTAGCGGCTTTAAACGTGGGGGCAAAGTTCGTAAGTGGCGAGCTGATGGCGGTCCTGTCGATGGGATGGATCAGCAGCCTGACCCCGACGAGGTTAAGCGTTGGGGTAGCGTCCAGAACGCTAAAGCTGCTGCCGACGCTCAGGCTTATGCGAAGCAACGTGACCGTTCAACGGACTTTACCGGTAACAACGATTGGGCGGCCATGGGCAAGCCTATAGATCGCCAGCGCGGCGGCAGGCTCAAACTGGACGCGGGCGCGGGCTCAGGCGTCGGTCGCCTGGAGCAGGCCGAAGCCGTCAAGAAGGGTAAATAAATGCGCCCGATCATCACTTCAGTTGGTCCGCTGGTTACCGCTAATGCCAGCAATATTGCTCATACCCAGACGCCTACCTCGGGCACCGCATTGACCCTTAACGGGTCGCTGGTGACGGGGGGCGCAGCTATTCTGGATAAGCCTCGCCAGGTGTTGCTTACCTACGGCTCAGAGGGCTCCGCTCGTACGTTAGTTGTAACGGGCACTACCTTTGGGGGTCAGCCTGCCACGGAGACCCTTGCCATCCCTAGCGGCACGGTGAGTACGGTGGCTACGGTGCTCGACTATACTACGGTTACGTCCCTCGTGCCTTTAGGCGGCGGCTGGACGACAAATGTCACGGTCGGAACTAATACGGTGGCCGGCAGCCCCTGGATTTTCCTGGACAGCTGGGCCATGCCTCAGATTTCGCTTCAGGTGAATGTTACCGGGACTGTCAATTACACCATTCAACAGACTCTGGACGACCCCAATTCCCCCTGGACGCCCGTCACGCCCGTTAATGTAACCTGGGTTAACTCCCCGGATGCGGCGGTGGTGGGCGCTACGAGTTCCGCCCAGAGCAATTACGCTTATGTTCCGAGCTACACCCGTGTCGTACTTAATTCCGGGTCGGGCTCGATCACCTACACGGTTATCCAGGCTGACGCCTGATGGCCGGGTTTCGTATTGCAGGTGAAGGTTTACTAATTGGTGGGGTTCGTGCTGGCCTCGGTATTGAGTCTCTGGGTTCAGGTTTGCTGATCGGAAATGTTGCCGAAGGCCTTTGGATCAATTTCGGAGGTAGTGACTACGTGGCCGAGGACGGCACTACCAATTACGTCGCTGAAGATAATACAACGTTATACGTAACAGAAAGCAGCTAAGTGGCAGTCCTCAAGCTTTCAGGTATCGCCTCGGGAACGACGCCAGCCACCACTGATACGTTTGTGGGGGTTCAGGGCGGCACTACTGACACTCAATACACGGGCGCGCAGGTGATCGCGCTACTGACGGGTACCGTTAATACCTGGTCGGCGGTTCAGCACTTCGGTGCGGGCCTGGTCACGGCCCCTATTCTGGCTGTCGGAACCGGCACGACTGGCTTCTGGAGCGCGAGTACGACGGGTTTGGGCGCTGCGGTTAATGGGGTCAATAAGGCTGACTTCGGGATCACCACTTCCGCCATCTGGACCTTTGCCACGACCATCAAGAGCGCCGCCGATGTTTACAGCAATAACGCGGCTTTTTTCATTCGCGCCACGACGGCGCTCACTAACGGGGCGGCTTCTGGGGCAGGAACGATCCTCACTGCGCCTTCATCCGGTAACCCCACGAAGTGGATCGGAATAGATGACTCAGGCGTTACGCGTTATATTCCGGCCTGGTGAATGTACGAGCTAAGGCTTTCGTCCGAGCACCTTCTTTACATAGGTGAGGCGCTAGGCCGCTGCCCCTACAAAGAGGTTGTAGCCATTATCAACACGCTACAGGCGCAGGCGAGCGAGCAGGATCAGGCTAAGTTAGCTAAGGACGTAGATTGTGGCGACTAGTTCTACTTATCTCTGGTCACCCAATCTCGGCAGTATCACATTGATGGCGTTTCAGCGCCTTCAGATACGCCCGGTGGCTATCACCCAGACGCACCTTAACGACGCGATGAACGAGTCTAACCTGCTTCAGGCGTCATGGAGTAGTGACGGAATTTTATGGTGGACGGTTGAGCAACTTAGCGTACCCCTGGTTCAAGGAACGCAGACCTACACAGTTCCAGCCAACGTCGTGAGCGTGCTGGACGTCATTATCAACAACGGTTCGTCTAACCGGCTTATCTTACCTTTCTCGCGTACTGATTTTGCCTCGCTCGGAAATCCAACGACGCAAGGCTTTCCGACAAGCTTTTGGTGGGATCGTGCCTTAGCCCCTACGCTTAACCTCTGGCCGGTGCCGGACGGTAACGCGACCTACACGCTACTTTACTACGCCTACACCCAGACGCAGGATGCAACGTTCGGTAACGGCTCTCAGCCAGGCATACCCTACTGGTGGTTAGATGCTTATGTAGCGGGCCTGGCACACCGCTTAAGCCGCATCTGGGCACCTGAACTTGAGCAGCTGCGCAAGCAGGATGCCGCTGATGCCTATGGGGTCGCGATTAAGCAGGTGGAAAATGCACCGCTCTATATTCAACCGGGCTTGGCGTCATATTTTCGATGAACGTCATTGCTCTAGCGCCCAAGTTAACTGCGGATGAAGAGGTCAAGGCCTCGGTCGTCAATATCCTCAAGAAGGCCCTTGAAGAAGCTGAATCGGGCCAGATCATTTCAGTAGTAGTACTGCTAGGCTGCGTTAACGGCGATTGGTGTAACCGGGCTTCCGAGACCATTAACTTCAGCTCCTGCATCGGCCAGCTGGAGATCACCAAACACGAGTTGATCAAGCAATTCCTCACGACTGACGTGTTGGTTTGAAAATATGCTGTATTATCAAATCCGAGTAGAGAAACGAGCGTACTCTTAAACCAGAACGTGGAGTTCAAAGCATGATGAAAATTACTGCAAAGGAGCTAAAGATGACTGCAACAATTTTGCCGTTCGTGCTCCGAGACAAAGCCAGGAAGGAAGAGCCAATTCCGACCCTTCTGATCGATCCCTCGATTCAGGCCACACTGATGCCTTTCGCAAACCACGACTATGCGATCAACCTCAGCGTTGACTTTACTCAGACGATCGACACAGCGCCTTCAGAGTACGTTGCGCCTGATCATGATGCCAGCTAGGCGTGGGGCGCTTCAACGACGTAGGTCTCGGCAACTCCGCAAGCCCTGCACTCAAAGGTGTGAAGCCCGAAGCCGAGCCTTACCTGCTCGATAAGCGCCAGGCGCATTTGATCCCCACAGGTAATACAGGGCATCAGCGGCAGGCTGTTCGCCTGGAAAATGAGGTCGGGGTAGAGATGCGGCGCGGGGGGGGGCGGAATAGGTTGCGGAACGAATTTGGATTTACGGGAACCGACAATATGGTTTGTCATGAATAAGCCTCCTTGTTTCATGATGGGTCGTCTAACAGACATACGCCCTTTTATTGGGTTAAAACGTATAAAACAGACCGTTTTTGGGAATTATTTTGGTTTTAACGGTGCTAGAGTAAAGGTTTTAGGGTATAATAGCTAAATGAGCCGCGTTTACCTGGGAATGGATCAGATGAAATTGGTTGTCTATTTGGCGACCAATACCGTCACGGGTAGCCGCTACGTCGGGATGACGAAGCACGCTTTTGGTGTTCGCAAGAAAGATCACTTGAAGCTCGCGGCTAAGGGTTCAAGAGGTTGCCCTAAATTTTATACTGCCCTACGCCGCTACGGACAGATTCCTTTAAAGCGCGGCGGGCGAAAAGCGCCCCGAAAAGTTACGGGAGAGCGTTTTGATGTCAGGACGCGAGGAAACGCTTTCGCTTACTTAGTGGGGCTAGTTTAAATTGCGTCCTCACGGTAAGTATGCGGAAGTTAATTCGCAGAATCCCGAAAGTTTTTTTCAATGCGATCGATGTTCCCGTTGGTGGAATCGCTCTAAGGCGGAGTGGCAATTCCAATGGGCCGGTACTGCGCTTTGGAACACAGGGACGCTTGTTTGCCCTAAGTGCATAGACATACCCCAGGAACAGCTGCGCACGATCATTCTGCCGCCCGACCCGCCGCCGGTTATCAATTCCCGCGTGCCGAATTTCACCTATGAGGAAACCGGCCCGGTTCAAACCACACTGACGGCGAACGTGCTTCAGGGCGCGACAGTGTTGCCGGTGAGTTCGGCTTCCGGATTTGCTTTCGAAAACAGCGTCTGGATACAGTTGAACAACGCCACCTACGGTGAGATGTTTATCGTGGGCATCAACACGATGAGCAATACGCTGACACTAGGAGACCCGTTGCCTTACTCGGCTCCGATTAATGGCTCGGTGACGGTATCAGATGTTTCGCCTGTAATCGAGGTCAGGGTCACGACAGATGGGGATACTCGGGTCACGACAGATGGGGACGTCAGAGTAATTATATGAGAAAATGGTTTGTAGCGGCTTGTATACTTCTGCTGTTTACGCCGGTATTTGCGGCAAATGTAACTATTCTGCAATTACCCCAAGGTACTGCGCCCACTGGCGTTGAGCCCTTTGAGACGATTCAAGGCGGGCACTCTGCTTATCTGACATTAAATCAAATGGTTGGGATAGTTAATATTCCGCTTGTTTGTGACGGATCTACCGATAATCATGACTTGATTGTTGCAGCTTACAATACGGCTGTGGCTGCGGGCGGTCACACCGTTTTAAAGTTTCCCGCGTCATCTCAATCGTGTGTCACGAGCACGCTATCGCTGCAAACTAATCGAACGGATGGGGTAAGCTACCAAGGGCAGGGAAAGTCCAGTACTACGCTGAAATTGGTATCAGGGTCATCGATGTGTGCAATTTTCTTGCTGCGCTATGCTGATAATACTTCCGTCAGTGACATGACCCTCGATGGAAGTAATTGTTCGGCAAATAGCAATCCAGTTGTCGTTTGCGTCCAATGTACTAATGCCTACGTTGAAAATAATACGATCATTAATTTTACTACTCTAGGAGCCGCGTTAAACAGCGTTCAGACTGGTGCTATCCGCAATAATGACATTTCTCGGCCTACAACCACTGCGGCTGAATCGCAGGCTATTTCAGTTTCATCAACCCTATCCACATCGACCAACATAGACATTTCTGGAAACAATGTTCAGAACAGCATCATTGAAGTCAATGGAAAGTACACCACCATCGTTAGAAACATTGTCAATGGGTCGGGATTTGGCGCTTTAATTGCAATTGATGTTGATGCAGCAAACAGCGCCTACGCCACTATCGTAGGAAATAACCTTTCGAATGGTGTGGGGACGGACGTGAATGGCGTTGCCGTTCTTGGGATCGAGAACGGAGCGCCTTATAGTACAATCGGGAGCAACACAATTAACAACGTTGCTGGTGCCGGCATCTCTAATTTTGGTTCGCATTCCACCATTTCTGGCAATACCATAAATAATTGCGGGACCGTTACATCAGGGCCATCGCAAAATCCATATGGGATCATCAGCGTTGACGATGGTTTGGGGCACACCGGAAGCAACTCAAGCATTACCGGCAATTTCGTGGCGAATGGTGCTGGCAACGGATGTCTGTACGGTTATGGCGAAAATGTTGCCGCCATGACCGGCATCGAAGTATTTGCCAATAATTTTGAGGGTGCCCTCACCGGCCCCTTTAATGTAAACTCAGCGAGCGTCACACGAATTTGGTACTACGATCAAACTTATAATAGATTTAATGATCGAAATGCTGGTGATGTTACCGGGACGACTGTTGTCCCAGACGCAGGGGCCAGCAATAATTTCCTGACGGGCATCACTCCTTACGGAGTAATCACTAAAGCACAACCAGCAGTCGGCAATCTATCCGGCGTGGGCACTGGCGTTGCCCCCGCGCTCGGCAACGGGGCAAATACCACCGGAGGGTTTGGAGTTTATACTGCACCTACTACCTACACCCCCACCGTTGTACCAGGATCAGGTACCTACACAACAGTAACGGCTACCGGAACCTATACAGCTGTTGGGAAGCTGTATTGTGTTAACGTAACGGTGACCTACACGGATGTTGGAACGGGCACGACGAATACCAATATTTCACTTCCAACAAATGTTGCCGGTTCTACTTCTCTTAGTGGGGACGAAACTGCAGTTACTGGTATAACATTGATCGCTTATACCGGGTCTGGCAACTACATTGCTCCACGGAGTTCAGTAACATCGGCACCTTTTGTGCCCGCAAATGGTGCCGTTATCGTGTTAAGCGGTTGCTATATAAGTTCATAGCACCGTATCTGACGATGAATTTGATACGCTGAATTCTTTCCAGCATGCTGCGGAAAAGTACTGCCCCATTAAACTCCGATCTCACCCGCGCGCTGTTGGGTTCAAGGTCTTTCTGAAACCCAACAGGAGCCAATTCAAATGGCAAACTACTACACTTCTGATTCGCTGGGCGGTACGCAGCAGGCCGTATCCAGTACCTATAAGACCCTGGTTAACGTCTATGCGGGTTCGACCGTGAGGCGTGGCAAGGTTTACGACGTGCTGGTCGGCACCAACGGTACCCCGGCAGACAACTACATGGAATGGGACATCTCGCGCTTTTCCGTGACGATCTCCATTTCCGCAACCGCCGTGACGCCTTCGCCGCTGGATGTTGCGGACGCTGCGTTTGCGGGTGTGTCACTGGCGTGCTCTACCGCCGACAGCACCTACCTGACAGGTGCGAGTGTATTTTATGTCGGTGTAAACCAAAGAGCTTCATACCGATGGGTTGCGGCTCCCGGTTCAGAACTGGTTTATCCCGCTACTGCTACCACTGGACTCGCCTTGCGAACCCGCTCCGGAGGTTATACATCTACTGCTACTGGAACTCTGTACGTCGCAGAACAATGAGTAAAAATAAGGACTTACAGGTAAATGCCTACTGGTACAAAATCTATAAGTCCTTCAGTTAAAACAGCCTATATGCGCGAGTACCGAGCGAGAAATCGTGAAATACTTCGCGCATATGAGCGCGAATACCGCAAGAAAAATCCTAAAATTGCGTGTAGTCGCGGTATGCGAACACGAGCTAAGTTACGGAAACAAATACTTAATGCTTATGGCAATGCTTGTGCTTGTTGTGGTGAAACTACTGTTCAATTTCTCTCACTAGATCATATTCACGGGGATGGTGCAGCTCATCGTCGTGAGTTTGGCTACAAGCAACTTGGTAGCGGCGGCGGTGAAATCTATCGTGAGGTTGCTAAACTAGGTTTTCCTAAGGATCGTTTTCAACTTTTGTGCATGAGTTGTAACCATTCTCATGGTCGTTACGGCTACTGCCCTCACAAAGGGCGGCCTACAGAACCTTTGGTGGGGCGTAAGAAGTGGAATAGAACTGCCAAGCAAAACGTCATTACTGCTTACGGTGGTAAGTGTGTCTGTTGTGATGAAACCGCCTTGGAGTTCCTATCCATTGACCATATCAATGGTCAACGCCGTGCAGACGAAACCAGACATAAGGGTACTTATTTTTATCTCTGGCTTAAGCAGCAGGGCTATCCCAAAGACATTTACCAATTGCTCTGCATGAACTGCAATTTCGCCGAAGGCCATGGCGGATGTCCGCATAAATGTCCGCATAAATGTCCGCAACAGTTCACCTGCACGGAACTTGCTGCGTGAGCGGTTTAGACGTTTCCAGGATTGTTTCCGACCCCGCCGTCATCGCCCACAAGCTGGTGCACAAACGCCGGTTTGCTGAGGCGGTGGCGGCGTACGACCTGATCCTGGAGCATACCCCCCGCGCCGACCTCTGGGTCAACCGGGGCGTGGCTTTACAAGCTCTTTACAAACTACCCGAGGCCCTGGACAGCTACGGGCAGGCCATCGCCTGTGACGCTACCAGCTATGGCGCTTATGTTAATCGTGGCATTGTCTTCGGATGGCTCGGAAAATACGCCGAGGCTATCCACGAATACAGCCAGGCGTTGGCCCTGGAACCGACTAATGAGTCCGCCCGCCTGGGCCGCGCCGTTATTCTGCACGCCCTCGGAAAGCTGGAAGAGTCGATAGCTGATGCCGATGAGGCCCTGGCCCTTAACATGAGCTCTGGCGACGCCCACTACAATAAAGGATTATCGCTACTCTCGCTCGGAAACTATCCCGAGGGCTTCATGGAGCACGAGTGGCGTTTCGGAACCAGGGCGGTCTTAGGCCCCTACCGTTTCAAGCAGCCGCTCTGGACCGGGCAACAGACCGATAAGCGTATTCTGGTTTACTGCGAGCAGGGCCTGGGGGACAATCTGCAGTTCTGCCGCTACCTGACCCGGATGAAGGGCTTGAACCTCACCCTTGAGGCTCCCAGGCCGCTCATGAGGCTATTGGAGCAGTTTGGTCACCCCGTCATTGACCGCGATGCCCCCCAGAAGCCGGAATTTGACCTGCATTGCCCGATGATGAGCCTGGGGGCGGTTTTCGGAACCACGCTGGAGACGATTCCGAGCACGGGCGGCTACCTCAAGGCGGATGGCTCTGACTGGCGCAAACGCCTGGCCGGGAAGTCCGGCCTCAAGGTCGGCGTGTCCTGGTCGTCAGGGGTACGGTTCAGCTTCGTGATCGCCATGACCATGCAGCGCAAGAAGTCGATTGCGACGGCTGATTTTGCCGAGGTGATGGATATTCCGGGGGTGACGTTTGTGTCGCTTCAGAAGGAAGAACCCCACGACCTCGGAAAGATCGATCTGCCGAATTGGTACGACCCGATGCCGGAATGTAATGATCTTCAGGCGACCGCTGAGTTGATTGACGCGCTAGACCTGGTAATCACCGTTGATTCCGCCGTGGCGCACCTGGCGGCGGCCCTGGGCAAGCCGGTTTGGGTTCTCAATCGTTTTGATATATGCTGGCGCTGGCTATCGGGGAGCGTAGAGGCACCATGGTACGACAGTGCGAAGATTTATCGACAGCATCAGCCAATGGACTGGAGCAATGTATTGGCCTCGGTCAAGCAGGATCTCGTCACCCTTACACGGGCATCACTTCCGAGAATGTACAGAGGTGGGCCAAGGACATTAAAGAGTTTTGGGGACCTGGCGACGTTACAGTGGAATTCCATGCCGACGGCTCCGCCCGCGCCTATTTCCGGGGCCGTTACGTAGAGAGTATTTTCAGTATTAACCACGCGGGGAGAACTACACTTGAGAAACCATAGAAAGCAGATGTTCGTGGTGGTATCTACCGACCACGGCACTATGCTGGTTAACCGCATGGACGCCCTGGAGCAGACTACGCCCGATGGGCAATCCGGAGCCTGTGGCGTTGGAATTGAAATCCTGGAGGAAGGCAGTTACCAGCCTAACGAGGGCGACCTTCTGCTGGGCATCCTGGAGCTTAAGCGGCAATACGCGGGCGACGGGGTGTTGGCGATCGACGGCGGCGCTAATATCGGCGTCTTCACCGTGGACTGGGCCAGGGCCATGACCAACTGGGGCCGGGTAGTCGCATTTGAGCCCCAGGAGCGTATCTATTACGCCCTGGCGGGAAATATCACGATGAATAACTGCTTTAATGCAGCGGCGGTTCACGCGGCGCTCGGAAATCATGACGGCACAATCCCGATGCCCGTTCCGGACTACAGCATCTACTCCAACTTCGGCGGTTTGTCCCTTAACGGCTCTAACGAAAACTTCGGGCAGGAAATCAAGGACTACGCCAACGTCAGATGCCTCCGCATCGACAGCCTTAATTTGGAACGGTGTGACCTGATCAAGCTGGACATAGAGGGCATGGAGCTGGATGCTCTACAAGGAGCGGAAGCTACCATCGAACTTCATCGTCCGGTTATTGTTGCTGAGCATACTACTTCCGGAATTGATCCGCTGGTGGCGCTGCTCGAACCCAAGGGCTATAGGCCGTTCGGTTTCGGAATAAACCTCGTGTTCGTGCACCGGCTGGACAAGGTACTGGACCACGTTCAGCATCTCCACAAGAGCCTGGTACGCAGCGCGGTGGCTGACGCAGAAATTACGGAGGCCCTGGCTTGAACGCGCTTAAGTTGGGTGAATATAAAACTTGTGGGGGCTGTGGTAAACTAATTCTGGGCCATGGCAATTGGGGGGTTGATCCTAATGCAATCTGCCATTGTTCTTCTACATCCCAGCTGGGCTCAGTAACTCAAGGGTGTATTTGCCCACCGAGGTCGGAAGAAACCTGTAAGGGTCTTGGGTGCCCTCGTCGCGGAATAACTGGTTTTTTGGGTGTTAATTAGTGTACCGCCTGGAGCGTAGCGACAAGCCTTATGTCAACGCCAAGGTAGTCGGGCAGCTTCATGCACCCAAGCGCACCTGGCACCTGTTCGGAGCGTTTCCGATGCCGGTGCACCCTTCCGCCATCAGCTCAGCCGGACACCCATCGCAAAATATGCTGATGGGCCGAGCCGGGCAGCTAGTCAGGCTCACTAAGGGTGATCAGGTGCTGGCGATCTACGAATGGTCACCCGTCATGGAGAACCCCGGCGATGCCGAAGCCAGTAATTCGGTCTGGGGCTGGAAGCTGATTAGTCAAGCCCCGGTTAGCGGCATTCCGGCCCGTAACCACACGTCAATACCCGGGGAAGAGCTGCTACCTTATGTGCCATCATTCGGACTTGAGGGTACGGGGGTTCAATTTACCAACCGGGACTACCTGGGGGCTTCCGGCCCCGTTTACCCAAAGGATGAGGAGGACAAATTCTAATGGGCACGGTGCATCACATCAAGACCGACGAGAAGCTCAAGGAGCTCTTGACGGTTCTAGAGGCTAACCCTGAAAATTTCCTGGGGGCGCTCGACAAGGTGACGCCAGGCTGGCGCATCAGCCAGAGTGCGGGCAATCGCTATGGAGGTTCCGAGCATCACTGGATCGTGGTGTTCTCCCGTGCCCTGCATGATACGTTGCCTACGCCCTATAACGCCTTGCTCTACGACCTGGACCAGCAGCACGGCTTTATGGCGGTTCAAGCTTATGGCGGCACCAAGCCTTCTCTAAATGTGATCAGGGATTGGGTTGAGGCGGCTATCGCATATAACGACGCGGTTTATCGGAATAAGTGATGCGTAACGAGGGCGGTTATTCCCAGATATTCTTTCCGGATGGGCGCATGCGTACCACGGTGGACCTCAATGGCTTGAAGGTTCAACTCAACGGGGCAATGCTGGAAACTTCGACCTATACGTGTTTTCATTGTAATAAGGTGGTGCATGTTTTGCCCAAGGCTGATGTAAATGCAGTAGGCGTGTGCAGGCAATGTATGAAGCCGATTTGTCAGGAGTGTTCAAGCAAGCCTTGCACCCCCTGGGAAAAGAAGATGCAGGCGGAAGAGGCTCGCGCCAGGGCGTTACGTTCTTATGAGGATGCGAAATGAAACCGAAATTAGTCAAGCAGTATGAGGAACTGCTCCCGGACCATAAAGTAGCAGGTGGCCTTAAGGCTGCGGTCGGGGAATTGCTCAGGCAGATGATCGAAGCAGAGGAGAAGAATAATATTCAAGTGGACTTCAAGATTGATCGTGACGGTGCAGGTCGCTTGATGGTCTCCATGATTAACGTGACGAAGAAGCTGTAACCACTAGATGACCACGATCTACCTCATAGGCCAGGGTGTAGGCGCGTTTACACCGCTGAGTACCGTCACTGCGACGGTTGAGGTGTGGGGTGCCGGGAAGGCTGGAACTACCAGCTTGGGAAGTGGAGGTGCCGGGGCCGGATATTCCAAAGGCAGCATTTCGCTAACTGCCGGAACGCCTGTGGCATTTTCCCTTGGAACCCGTGGCACGACTTCCGGGGCCAACGGCGACGACACCTGGTTCTCGGCTGCCGGCACCTTGATTGCTAATGGTGGTGGATCGGCTACCAGCCGCATAGGCAGCATCGTGACCTTCGCGGGAGGGGCGGCGGGAGCTTCAACTGCCAGCGCTGGCAG